CATTGAATCCGTTAAAGTGCCGATGGTTCTCGTTCAACTAGATCATACAAAATTGAGTGTGCTCAGGAACGCAGCCTTAGAAGAATCTATCAAACGAGCCAATGTTATCTTTACACTTTCATCCACCAATGACTTCGTCCATATCGTCGATGAAATTCTGAATCGTAATGGAATCGCTTCATTCTTCGACGACGACGACGTTTCTGAAACTCCGGTCTTTGCGACCCAGGCCGGCATGGATTACGATCACTGTCGCGAAACATATGCGATACCTGGTGGCACACCACGTCTTAATGAGCACAAATGGATCGGGCGGACTACGAGCTGGAAAGGTTACCAGCAGATGTTTCGGTTTCATGAGAAGTATCTGAGACCGAACGGCCACGTTACAATGCTTGAAGGTATCGAGCGCAGTATCGCTCTGGTGGATGTTAGAAAAGCTTTCACCTTCATTGAGCACAAGGACGATAAGCTCCGTGATGGTAATTATGATATGCAGGAAGGCGACCATGCCCATGTTTTTGGTCCCTATGATCACGCTTCTATGCTCAAACGAATGGCAGGTGTTGGGTTTGGCTATCAGCTCTCGATCCTGAAGGACAGATACATCGAGCACTCGATTGAATTTACGCATTCGGAGATCGCCTGTATTGGTGTTGTTCCGGTATTCAGAAAGGAATATGGCGAACGCTGCATGCACCGCACCCTGAATAAACCTCTCATCGAATGTGAAGGTAATGGAACTATCTGGCTGGGTGATGACAATGGAGAAGAATGCTGGGAAGAGATCAAGCGGATCAATAGCGACCCTGCTATCCGCCTTGCGAAGGTAAACGAAGCGTTTGACTTCTACCGAGATCAGTCAGATGCAGAATTCATCTTTGCCGAAATGTGGAAAAATATTACAGATAATGTCTAAAGTAAAATACGCAAGCATCGTCCCGCTTATCGGCGGGCAAACCATGGGAATGGAAAAGGTCTGGGGTGAAAAGCCCGACTTCTTTCTGAGCTTCCCAGGATTCCAAGATCATGATCAGCATGCAAGAGCATACTATCCCAACACGCCTTATCATATCATTGAGGATAATACTGCTCTAGATCCGAAGTTTACTGGTGTCGATGTTCTTTCTACCACGTGCCCATGCGCAGGATTGAGCAGCCTTTCACCGTCATCGAATAGTGAATCGGCAACGAATGACTGGATGTTACGTTCGGCCGAGGTCGCCCTAGGTCAAGTGAAACCCCGTGTTTTCTGGGGAGAGAATGCACCCAGGCTTGCCACCAAAATGGGTGAGCCCACGGTGAATAAGCTGAAGGCTATCGGTGAAAAGTACGGTTACACGTTCTCATTGTATCAGACGAAGTCAAAGTTTCATGGACTTCCACAGGTCCGTGATAGGGCGTTCTACTTCTTCTGGAAAGGATCTGAGATACCACTTCTGAGTTATTATGCCGAAAGTGATGGAATGCCCATCGAGGACGTGATCAGATATGCTAATGAGTCTGATGATCCGATGAGCGATTTCATTCCTAATCAGAACATTCCTAGTGATGACCCGCTTTACCGATACGTTCTCGAGGTAATGCATGGCGGGATTTCTCATGTTGAGTTCGCTAAGACAATCGATGCTAGTACAAATCCCATGGACTACATTGAGGCCGCCGGGATTGATTATCGTGATGTTGCAGTATGGCTCAGAGATAAAGGATTCGAGAAGAAAGCCGTGAGGTGTGAAACCGTTCATGCCAAGTTGGCCGCCGGTGGATCGATCATGAGAAAAACCGTGACCATTCCAAAGGGACTTATCGGTGCATTTGTCGGTCACTTCCCCTTGATGCTTACACATCCGGATGAAGATCGTTTCATCACCGTAAGGGAATCACTTGCGATCATGTCGATGCCTGCAGATTTCCAACTACAGGGAAGCATCAAGAAGAACCTAAATCACATCTGTCAGAATGTTCCTGTCACAACCGCGGCTGATATGAGCACTGAGATTGATCGCTTTCTCTCGAATAAGCTGCCACTCATCACCGCCAAAAGCGTCATCCAAGATAACCGTAACCGAACTAACAAAATTGTCCAGGGTAATTGCCCGACTCTTGAAGAGTTCATCTGATAAATAAAGTCACACAAGAAAATACATATGTCATCACTAATCGAACGCCTCAAAGCCTCAAGCAAACTCAAAGACACCGCCGTCCTCTCCGAATCAAAGATCTTTCATGGGAAAGAAATGGTTCCAACCCCAGTGCCCACGATCAACGTGGCGCTTTCAGGAGATCCAGATGGAGGACTACTACCAGGTCATACCATGATCGCCGGCCCTTCAAAGCACTTCAAGACATCATTTGGTCTTCTGATGGCGGCAGCATATCTCGATGCTAATCCCGATGCGGTGCTCATGTTCTATGATACTGAGTTTGGATCACCCCAGGCTTACTTCGAATCATTTGGCATTGACATTAATCGAGTGCTCCATGTTCCGATCATGAATATTGAGCAACTGAAGTTTGATCTAGTACATCAGCTCGAGGAAATGAAGAGAGAGGATAATGTCATTATCATGCTCGACTCCATGGGCCAAATCGCCTCCAAGAAAGAGATTGATGATGCATTGAAGGAGAGTGATAAGGCCGATATGACTCGCGCGAAAGCTCTGAAGAGCCTGTTCCGAATGATCACACCGTACTTCACTACGAAGAACGTGCCGTTCATCTCGATCAATCACACTTACCTAGAACAGACAATGTTTCCGAAGGCGATCGTATCTGGTGGAACTGGACCGACGTATTCGGCCGACAATATCTGGATCGTGGGTCGTCGGCAAGACAAGGTCGGCACTGAGGTTCAGGGATATCACTTTGTCATCAACATTGAGAAGTCGAGATTCGTCAGAGAGAAATCCAAGATCCCAATTTCGGTTTCATTCGAGGGTGGTATTGAACGCTATAGTGGTTTGCTTGAAGTCGCCGTTGAACTCGGATATGTCACGAAACCCAAGCAGGGGTGGTATATGCCAGTGAATCCTCCTACTGGTGAGGAACTTGCCCCAAGCAATGTGCGTGAGAAAGCCACCGAGGGGCGGGACTTCTGGAACACCATCTTCGATAAGACTGACTTCAAGTCGGCCCTCAAGAAGCGCTTTGAGATTGGTCATATCGCCATGCTCACGCCAGAGACAATCGACGTGAAGAAGGGTAAAAAGACTGAAATAGAAGTTTAAGGCACTCGAATGAATACTATAAATAACGGAAAGGGGGACCGGCCCAGGAACAATTCGTCTGAGAAATTCAGAAAGAATTATGATGAAATCTTTAAGAGTGTTGCTAACGGCGAAGTAAGTCCTACCGAGAACGTCGAGTTGATCCTCAACCAAGAAGAAGGCACATGCCATGAATAAGAGCAAACCGCCACTCCCCGAACACCATGCTGCTCTCGGTTGCTTTGTTATAGTAACAATCTTCATGCCGTTGGCTGTCGCCGCGGTCGCGATCGGTGTGGCCTTTCTAAAATAAAAGAAATACGATGGACTATCACGAACTCATGGCAATTCAAGAACGACGCAACAGAAACTTTCGGCGAATTAATTTCACCTTCAGGCTCATTGCGGCCCTATTGCTTGTCGCCTCTATGATGTTGCTGACCGCTTCAATCCTATCGGTCACCAACCCATGAGCACACCGCCGCACGAAGAATGGTCTGGGCCCAATGGTGATAATCTTCGAAAGCTGGAGCGTGCTGAAGCTATTCTTGAGATCAAACGACGCCTTGACCGAGGCATTGAAGACCCTGATTTGGATAGCTTATTGCGGCGATGCAAAAAGTTCCTTGAGTCCGCTGCGGCGGATGACACAAAATAAAGGTGTACATAGTCACCAACCTGTGGTATAATTAGAACATGTCTAAACCAATACCGTTAGGATTTGAATTCGTCAAATTTGATGAGAAAGAAACCGATACCCACCGAATCAAAATTACTTCTGCACCATTCGAGGGTGTCATCTACGAATACCTCGACGTCGATTTCGTTGCTGAGAGTGATCACCTTCGATTAAAATTTGGGACCACGACTCATGAAACGAATGGCCATGATGTTTGTACTCCCGCTTTCACCCAAGTAGTCGGCGACATCTTGGGATATCTTCTTGATTATCATTTCCCAGAGCCTACAGAATGAATACACAAGAACTTATCCTTAAAGGCCTCATTGAAAACGATGCCTTCTCTCGTAAGACGATTCCATACATCAAAGTAGAATATTTCGAGGGCGCCGAAAGGGTCGTCTTTCAGATGATTCTACAGTATGTGGTTGCATATAACAAGCTGCCCTCAGTAGATGTTCTGAAGATCGAGTACGAAAGCTCTGATATTGATGACACGAATGTGGTAAATGCCATCAACAATATGTCTGAGGAGACAGAGAAGATGGAAGAACAGTGGATCTTGGATAAAACTGAGGAGTGGTGTAAGGCTCGCGCCATGCATTTGGCTATCATGGAATCCATCCAGATTATTGATGGAAAGCATAAGGAGAAGTCAGAAGGCGCCATTCCAGACATAATGACTGCCGCTCTGGCTATCAATTTCGATGAGAATGTGGGGCATGATTATACCGCCGACGCTGAAGATCGGTTTGAGTTCTATCATCGCACCGAGGAGAGAGTTCCCTTTGATCTGGATATGATGAATCAGATCACGAAAGGCGGTGCTCCAAGAAAGACATTGAATATCATCATGTCGGGCTGTGTCCGACCGGATACTAAGATTCGAGTGAGAGTTCGGCGGGTGCTTGGACCCAATAGCCCATCCCCAGAACCCAGCCTTCCTTGAGCTTTTCCTCAACTACGTTTGGCCAAAACTTTTTGAATCCTTTTACACCAGGTCTATGCATGCACTTTAACCCTATGTTAGCCTTGCCGCCCATAGAAGATAATACTTGCCGGTCTGCTTTACTTATGTTCTTCCAATTATGCTTGGCCGATTTTCCTGCGGCCTTACCGCCCATTGAGGCGTGCTTGGTGAAATTCTCTGGATCATGAATGCCAATTTCATTTTTGATCTGTGCTTTGCAACCTTTCTTGGACCATTCAGACTTTTGGTCTGCGTACTTGGGGTGATGAAATCCTCGCTGATTTGTATGACACCACTTCCCAACCGCCGATCGCTGAGCGTACGTCAGTTTAGCACCCAACATTTTCATAGATCTTAGATCATTAACATTCCCGTGAATCTTCCAAAGCAGCCAATGTGCGATTACGTGCTCTCTGATAGTCAGATAGGTGTAATTCGATTCTGCGTCCAATCCTCCAGAATGACGGGGAAGTATGTGATGTTGATGAATTCCGGATCCAGGTTTCCAGAGGTTTTTTAGTGTACATTTCTGCTCACACAGTGTATAATAGATCTTGGAATAAATACTCATTGCTGATGTTCTTTCTTTAACAGGTTATCATTAGTGTCGGTGGGAATTGACGTTCCGTGACCGACTATCTTTATTTATACATATGCAAAGCTACACAGAATACGAAGAGAAAACCATATCCATTGGCTCAGTAAAGAGCCTTCTGGAACAGGGGTATGAAATCGATGTAACTTCACCAGACGGGTGGGTTCCTGTCGATGATTACGTAGAAAAGGGAATGTTCGATGAGTACCACTTGCATTGCAATGGAAAGGACATTTATTGCAATGCAGATCATCTTTTTGAAACACCCGTAGGATGGCTGTCAGCTAAGGAGATCCACCATTTCCAAGACGCCCGCGCGCGAGATCTACATTTTCTCTGTGAAGACGGAAAGTTTGCCGCAGGACATATCAGTATGACTGGGAAGGAGGTGGAGATCGTGGATATCCACGTCAATCACAAGAATCATCGATACTACACCGACGGCATTTCTTCCCATAATACCGGTGGCGGAAAATCTCTGATGATGTGTCATATGGCATCTGCCGCATTAGCTCAGGGAAGGAACGTTCTCTACATCACCTGTGAAATGGCAGAGGAACGGATTGCAGAGCGGATCGATGCTAACCTTTTCGACATCCCTCTTGATGATTTGGTCAACGTCTCGAAGGAGGTATTCACGAGCAAGATTAATCGCATCAAAGGCGCCAGTGCAGGAAAGCTTATCATCAAGGAATACCCCACAGGTATTGCTCATGTTGGGCACTTTAGGGCACTCCTGAATGACCTCAAGTTGAAGAAAGGTTTCATGCCGGATATCATCTATGTGGATTATTTGAACATCTGTGCCTCTTCAAGAATGAAGGGTCTGGGTGGAGCTATTAATTCCTATTCCTTGGTCAAAGCAATCGCCGAAGAAGTGCGTGGCCTGGCAGTAGAATTCAATGTCCCTATCTGGAGTGCAACTCAGACGAACCGTGATGGCTTTGACAATTCAGATGCAGATCTGACGAATGTTGCTGAATCATTTGGGCTCCCGGCGACTGCTGACTTTATGATTGTGATCATTAACACCGAGGAATTGGCCGCCAATAATCGGATCATGATCAAACAATTGAAGAATCGATACCGGGATGTCAATGTAGATAAGCGCTTTCTCCTTGGATCTGACAGACCATACATGCGATTATACGATGTAGACAATGCAACAGACGGCCTCATGAAAGATACAGCCTCACCTGCTGCAGCTACAGGCGGGAGCAAAAGCGCATCGAAGAAGATGGATACGTCAGATTTCAAGATGTAGTCTTTAGAGTGTAACCTCCCATTTGTATAAATACCTTCTACCGCGGTAGAACACTATTATGGGAAACATGAAAAAATTTAAAGAGCATCTTTCGGAGTCAATTTCACCTGCAAGCGTAAGCAAAGCTTCACAACTCATCGCCAGATACATCACGAAGAAGGCCAAGATCGGCAAACTCTTCGCAGTCCCAGGTGTAGAAGGCTATTCTAATAGTCAGGGCCGTGGAGTCGGTATTCGTTTCATGGTGCCGAAGGGGAACAAATCCTTCAGATTCAATTGGACTCAGGCAGGAATGCTCGGATCGGCAAACCTTGATTCTATCGACTTCTGGAATAACGAGAAGAAACCCTTTCATGTGCAGTTCAACCAAGGTGTTTCTCTTGTCCAGACATTGCCGCTCTTCGTGCAGATGATGGCGGACGGTTTCAAGAAGAAGAAGATTGTTTTCTCTGAGCCCACCAACGTAGCGCTAAGGGAGAATGCTTCAAATTTGGTTCGTGAGCTCTTAGACTTCCTGGCTTCCCGCGGTACATTCACCCAGAACGACATCTACTTCAAATTCCGAAATCCGGGTGTTGGTGTCTATAAGGAATTGATCCATCGCTTTCCTACCATCGTAAGGAAAGAGGGACGCAAGTTCTCATGGGAACCGGATACGAACATTGTCGCACAGATTCTCAAAAGTGCCGACGAAATTCTACAGTCAACCGGCGCGGTAAAAGGAACGGTCACGAGAGGCGCTTCAGCTGAGACGTACGACGTTGATCCCGAAGTCGCCGCGATGGAAGCGAATAAAGACCGTCTCTCTTTCGAACAGCAATTGCAAGATCTCGAGAATCTTCTGAAACTCACGGTCGTCGCAGGCTCTTCGAATGCAATCTTCATCGCGGGCCGTGGTGGTATCGGCAAGACCCATACCACCGAGAAGGTACTTTCGAAACTCGGTTTCGAAGATGGAAAGCAATACTTCAAAAACACGGGTTCAATTTCTACGGCAGGCCTTTACAGCCTCATGTTCAAGTATAAAAATCAGATCATCTTCTTTGATGATTCAGATGATGTATTCAAGGATCAGTCATCAAGAAACCTCATCAAAGCGGCTACTGATACGAAGAAGATTCGAAAGCTCGTATGGAATAAGCAGGGTTCAAACGTTATTGAGCCAGGTGAAATGACTGATGAAGAGATTCTCGAGGGCGGAAATATTCCTCGTTTCTTTGAATTCACCGGCAAGATTATTTTCATCTCTAACATGAAACCGGATAAGCTTGATCCGGATGGTGCGATCAGAACCCGTGCTTTCATGGTCGACATCGATCCTACTGAAGAGGAGATCTATGATTTCATGGATAAGATCGTCGAATTCATTCCTATCGAGGGCGGCATTGTATTGGACATAAAGGAAAGAAAGTATGTTGTCCAACTTCTCAGAAACAGTAAATCGAAACAGACAGCTAACCTTAGAAAGCTCTCACGTGGATTGAACATGTTTGCAGGATCTATTAAATCCGGCATCAAGGTATCAGACGATGAGATGAGCCGGATGATCTCAATGTACGCCTAGAAAGAAAAACTATTATGCACTCACACAATCCATTCCAATCCGCCAAAGAAGCCTTCATCCAAGAAGAAGCAGGATCACCTATCACCATCTGGTATTTAACTCCTGGCATGAAGGGTAGTGGTGCCAATCGCGAAATGCTCCTTGTTAAAATTGGTGTTGCGAAGGATCGTAAGTCTGCCGTGGCGAAGGCGAACAAAGCAGTCGGAGGACAGGACCGTGCCGTAGCGCTGGTAAATTTCAGCGATGCTGATGGTGGCACTCAGCAAGAACTTCAGATGAAACTCATCGCGGCTATCCCAGTCAAGCGTGTTGGCGGCAAACAGAAACTCGAGCCGACCAACGCAAAGGCTTTCGTAAACGGATAAGAATCCTAATGAGAGACCTCATACAAGAAATCAGAGAACTTCAGATTGAGTCTGCGAAATCAGACAAGTATGAAGTAGACGTCGCAGCATCTATCAATGCGATCAAGGGTGTAACTGCCGAGAGACCTAAGGTTTCTACGGCTTATGCCGATGTTCTCCTTACTCTGGATTCGGGTCACCACACCTGGCTTGAGGTCAAGATGAGCCATACGGATAACCTCTCGAACCCGCGGATGTTCTATAACGGGAAGAAGTGGGTCACATCATATAAGACGAGTGCGGCAAAGGTCGCAGTCGAGCTACTCAATAAATCGGCTCAGACTAAGAAGTTCATCAAGTCCATTGCCGAATTCAGTAAGATCGCCAAGCCAGAAGTCCCCACAAATAAGGGTGGATTGAACAACACCAATGCAGTTCCACTTCAGGTGATGAAGGCATATTTCGAGCAGGACAGTGTCAATCGTTACATTCTCAATGTCGAGAATTACGATCTTGGTGCTGTCGTGACAGATCATTACATCAATGGAAAAGCAGAGCCGGCAGAATACATGCAGGCGGGTGATGACTTCTATCTGATCGGTAAAACTAATCCATTCAAATTGCCGAAGAACATTCCGGTCCTGAGTGGTAAAGGTAACTTCCGTGTTAGAGTGTCGACCCGCTCAGCATTTTATGAAGTCCAAGCCGAGATCAAGATTGCCGAGATGCCTAAGTCAAAGTATTCTCTCATGCCCGGAACGACTAAATTGAACCCATTCGCTAAGCTGTAATGATTCCATTCGCCGAATTTATTGAGGAGGCCGCTGTGCGTGGAGTAAGTGGGGTGGCACTAGCCGCTGAAGCCGATGCCTTCAATGCTCTAGGGCAGCTTTTGGGGCCAAACTCGCGACCTATTGTTTCACCCGCTGGATTTGATGCTGGATTTCCAGATTTTGCTTATAGAGTCGGGATGAACGACGGAACTACTATTGATCTTCACTATGAGTATAAAGGTGACTATAAAGCTCAAATGGGGTCTATGAGGGATTGGCACTTTGATGGTGCACAGTTTTTAACTCCAGACTTAACTAGCGAGTCAAAGCAAGAGTTGATTAATATTATGAACAATACTAAGATTGCTGTTGATAACGGTAAAAGACTCCTGGCAGATTTAAAAAAATACTTTCATAAGGATGTCAAAAGGTTGTATTCTGGGTCCATGACTATTGTTAAGGATAAGTCCACCCGTAAAGCATTGGCTCAAGAATTTGCAAATAACACCAGAGACTATCAAATTGCAAAGATATCTAGTAGTGTTATGGGGAAGAAGATTGTTAACC